AGGTAAGATACGACTGTAGTGGATTTACCAGTTTGTCGTGGCATCTTACAGATATTAAATCTGTTATTGTGGAAGTTGTTAATTAACTTCTCTTGAAAATGATATGGATGAAATTGTGTTAGACCCTCATCAAGAGAAATAATCTTGACATAGTTATTGGCAAAGTAAACAGGGTCTTGCTTACACTTCATGAATTCACGAATATTATCTTCCGTGAATTCAATCGCAGTATTCGCTTTTTTTAGATTAGGATTGCCAAGATATACATTATCACTCATATCCTAACCTCAGCAATTCCACTTTCTAAGAGACTTATTGATTCTGCTATCTGGATCGTTTGCAGTCTTTGAGGAAGTGAGTTTCTTTTTCATTCCTTTCATTCTAGCGCAGAATGACGCTCTACGGGGATTTCCAACCTTCTTGCTTGGTGCTTTAAGGTCGCTTCCAGGATTTTCTCTTTCGTAAGATTTACGTCCCTTCTCGTTAAGTCCTCCCTCTTTATTCTTTCCTGCTTTTTTTGTCCATGCTGCCCCTTCCGTATGGAGGAGTGGTTGCCCTGGTTCATACTCCGAAACCTTGAAAGTTAATAGTTTCGCGCCAGGATATACCTTAGATATCTGAGATTGAACATCAGATTTCGTAGGTATGGATGTTTGTGGGAAGAACATCTTCAACATGTAATACTTTCCTCTGTAATTGAAGTAAGTATCGATAATGTTACCAGTTTTAGCTGGTAGTCTCACTGCTTCAAGAACTTCATATTCAATATTATTTTTTGGAGATTTGATTGGTTCTGGTTTGACAATATCTTGAACCACTGCAAATGCTTTTCCATCTGCATCATTAATCTCAACATCTTCTTTTTTGACACAGTTTGGATATCTCTTTCCAAACATTGTTTTCATGCCTTTTTTCTCATAACCTTTCCAGCACTTCTCATCAAGTTCAAATTCTTCTTTCTTTGTTTTATTTCCCCAGTTGGCAGCACCAACTTTACGACACTTGACCAATGCTCCTGACGCATATGCACTTGGCCAAACTGAGTAGCGTGACTTGACTTTGTGGTAGCAAGCATCTTTCTTGCCTTCCTCAATGTCGATCTCATCACCTACTTCAACATTATTTTCTGCGAACCATCCACGATTTACTTCTAACGCGCACAGCACCTCTCCATCTGAGGCAACTGGGTTCTCGTCATATGGTTCTAATTCTTTAATGCTTTCGATTGTTCCATCCTCTCTAATGAAAGCAATATCGAGAGGGATTTTTGTTTCAGTCATGTGGAATGACTGTTGACCAACTTCTTCAAAAATGAAGAGCATTCCGCTGTTTACATCTAAACTCTCACGGAACATAAGTCCCAAGTTAAAGTCCCTAATATTATCTGGGATTTCAATATTCAAAGGTAGAGTGACAAACTCGGTTGCTTCTTTTACGGATTTCATTTTGGGTTTATCAGTTGAAACGTAAGTTGGTTTTGCTGCTCCTGTCTTTTGTGGTTGACCTGGATCAGCAGCTCTTTTTCTTCTTTGAGCGGAGAGTCTTTCTGATTTGCTCATACTTGCTCTCTTTGCAGAAGAAACACACTTAGGTGTTGTTTTCTGTCCGGGTTGGCGAGCACAGGGTTTTCCTGATACTACTTGCACCCAACCTTTCTTTCCGTCTTTTGATTTGGATTTACCAAACCAATCGCGAAGACCTTCTTCACTTACAGTGCCACCGTTTCCGTTGCCACCATTTCCATTGCCGTTACCATTACCATTACCATTGCCATTACCATTTTTCTTTTTATCGTCATCAACAGAGTGACCATTTTCTTTACGAAGCATTCCAGCTTGACCAACTACTTTAAATCCTCTTGGGATTGGTTTACACTTTTTATCTGTGTAACAGTAGTATTGTCCTGCCGGACACCGACCATTCTTCTTTTCTTCGTTCATCTCTTTGGTCTTCTTTTTCATAGAGTTGATGAATTTTCGATAAACCGCTGCTTCTGAAGTCTTGCCCATCTCTCTTGCTCTCTGTTCCATAGCAACTGCTGCCTGGATTTTGTGAGCATGAGATCTTGATGAATTGCGAATTTTAGAAACAGATGCTTTAGCGGTTGCAACATCCTTGAATCCAAGTCCATGAATCGTACCTTTTGGATTTTCATCCGTATAAAGGTCAGAGTGTTTTTTGGAATTTGCTGGTTGCCCAGGTTTTCTTGGAATACGAGGGTTGCTCATTCAAATGAGTTTACGATACTCCATATTATTTATCATCCATCAAGTGCTACAGTGAGACCCAAAGTCATACCAGGCAGTTCTACCCAATTTGTGCCATCATAAAAATTCATTTTTTTAGTTGTTGTGTTAAAAATCATGGCACCCTCAGTAACTGAAAGTGCATCTCTTTGTGCCGTGGTCAAAACTGGAGGGAAAAATGCACCAGTGGTTCCTACTGTTCTTATTTCTGATGCTTCGATTTTTCCAGTAGCACCACTAATTGTAATCGCTGTTCCGACATTAATCGAATTATCAGATCCATCTAATGTAATAGAACTTGTTCCAATTGTAAGGATACCAGTTACTCTTGCATCACCTTCAACCAAAAGTCCTGTCGATCCAACACCAACATGAATTGTACCGACTCCTGTGCTGATCGTAGAGATACCAACTACATCAAGTCCACCACCAGTAACTTTAACTCCAGATCTAGCTGTAAGAATACCAATAGCATCTACATTTCTTACATCTTCTTGAGTAGCAATACCAGTAACTGTTAAATTTGTAACTGTCAGGTTTGTACCTGTGCAATTCTCTGCTAATTCAGATGCAGCTCCACCACTTAAAGCTGTACTGGCAATACCAATGTATTTTTTAATACTGCTATCATATATTAATAAAGATCCATTTGTAACTGCCGATCCAACCTGAACATCATCAAGATCGTGAATAAATCCAGCACCACCACCACCAATTGATCCAAGTTGATATTGTACTCTTTCTACAAATCTTTTATAGTGCTGTTGTAGTTGATCAAGAGTGACAAAATTTTGATCAATAGGAGTAAGTGGATCTGGATTTTTTGTATCTGGGGGATCCTCTCCAAGAGGAACATTAGTTTCTGCTAGTAATTCTTGCTCCTCTTTTAATTGTTTCTGAGATAATTTAATCTCCTCTACAATTTTATACAGTCCTTTGATATCAGATTTTACATAATCAATATCCTTATCATAATACTTGACCTCTGGAAGTCCTGAGATCTCTTCTCTTAACTCAGTAAAATACTTTAGAAGTAACTCATCAGTCTTGGTACTGGTGTAGTTAATCTCCTTGAGTTCTTTATTAATATTTTGCTTGAGACTATTATACTCCCCAAGAATTTGTTTCTTGAGTTTACGGTCATCATCTTTAAACTCTTTATGATATTCCCAAATCTTCATGGATGAAGATCTTAATTCTTTCCAGATCTTATCTTTTTCTTCATCTATGCGGACATTTACTTTATCATCAAGATCTTTAACATTTGATTCAATCTTGACTGTGTTATTAAAATATTTTGTTTCAACATCCTCGGAAAGTTGCTCAATATCAAACTGAATTTTTCCTCTCAATCCTTCAATAGTATCATTAACCTTTACAAAATCATCATCGATTACACTAAAGGTTTTGCCAATCCATGAAAAATCTGGGACCTCGTTTACCTCATTAACCCATTTTGGGAACTTGGGAATAGACGCCTTTACCTCATCGATGGCTTCACAAATTGCCTTAAGTTCGGAGTCATAGTATTTGACCTCTGGAAGGTTCGCTACATCGGTTTGAAGACTATCAATTCGATCTTCAATAGCATCAACCTGCTCATCATAGTATTTGACCTCTGGTAAGTCCTTTACCTGCTCTCTAACGAGATCAATTTGTTCGCATATCGCTTCTACTTCTCTGTCATAATACCTTACTTCAGGAAGACTACTAATCCTCTCAGATAACTGCTCAAGTTCCTGATCATAATATTTTACTTCTGGAATATCAGGTATATCTTTTCTTACGTCATTGATGAGACGTATGACTTCTGTGAGATCTATTTGCGGTTCTTCTTCTACTTCCTCAACAGTTTCTATTATCTCTTCTTTCTCTTCAACAATAAAATCTTGAAC